AAGATGTACTTGGTGCCGCAACACAAGGTCGACGAACAGAGGGTGAGGCACGACAACAGCTTGCAGATCGTGCACAGGTTGAGCAACTACGTCAGCAGTTTGCACCACAACAACTTGATGAGAATGGTGAGGTTGTTGAAGGTGAAGGACCACAACTTCCACCAGAACTTGAACAAGGAATTATGCGAGAACAAGGACCACAGGAGGTTGCTGCTGATGAGATTACTGCACTTGATATTGCTGCTGCAGAAGACCACACACACAGAATTCTTGAGCAGATGGAGGTTGAGTTGGATGAATCAGTGGTTACTCCTCGGCATATTCGTATCCATGAGGATGAGCTTACAAGTCCAGAAGGAGCATTTGTTGATGCTGACCCAGAAACACGTGCAGCATTTAAGCAACACATTGAGGATGAGAAGGAGATGTTGCGTGAAAAACTAAACGATATTGAACTATGAAGCGACGACCAATAGCGTCTCCGCAGCCATCACAAAGACAAACTGTCTCAGGTATGGTGAAAGATGTTGATAGAGAGATTGCTGAGAAGTTTGCCGAGTGTTACAATAATGATGGAATACAATCTCTTATCAAGATTCTCGAAACAAAGATACAATCGGCTAAGAATCGTGTGCACACATGTACTGATTGGGCGATGTTTCTGGAGAAAAGGGCAGAGATTGAAACCATGGAGAATATTCTCCGAACAATGAAAGAGATTCACACTCTTTACAAGAAATAGATTCTTTCACAAATACTGCCACTCTTTGAGGGTCATCTATTATCCCTCCTGGTTTTGCGTGGCAGTAGGACTAGTGAGAGATAATGGACCACCCTCAATGGGTGGTCTTATTGTATAACTACTCACATGGAAAACGACGCACAGTCGCATGCCTCCGCAGCGGACGCAGAAGACAAGAGCCTCGATTCCGCACAGCAAGGGTCTCCTTCAGAGGACACTCAAGCGGGTACGGACTCAAGCTCTAACGAGTTGAAAGCTAGACTCGAAGACCTAGAGAAACGCCGTGCTGGCGAAAGTAGGAAGATTAATGAACTTACTGAGCAGAACAAAGCTCTCCAAGAGCAGCTCAATCAAGTTCAACAATCAGCGCCAGAAGTTCAAGAACCTTCAATTCCAGAGTCATTGCAGGGAAAGATTGATCCCGAGCAGTACGAGACTCTCAAACCTCTCATTCAAGAGGAGCTCAAACGGAATATTCCCGAGATCCTTCAGAGTGATGATACTGTCCAACGCATGGCCGAGAAGGCAGCGAAGGAAGATGAGGCAAGTCTCTCACAGTTTAAAGATCGATTTCCTGATGCATACCAGGGCGACGACCTTTTAAATGATATTGATCCACGTGTGGAACAAACATTTAAAACCCTTCTACAGGTCGACAAGTCTACTCCAGCAGGAGAGCTTGCAGAGCTCGCGTATGCAAAAACCTATCCCGACAAGTATCGGGAGAAAGTGCAGGATTCAAGTTTTCGTTCAGCAGATTCCTTCCGGGATCAGCAAATTGTAGGAGGTGGGGCTGAAATGAAGCCAGAACGAGAACGAGGCCCATCATTAGATCCGGATGAGAAGAGATTTCTAGAACGTTATGGTGTTGATCCTAATAAGTACGCAGGATAAACACTTACCACTATGGCAACAGGTGACGTAAAGATCCGAGAAAAAGGATCAGGTCGCGTTGAGGTGTTTCGAACAGAAGCAGCTGCAACAGCGATCAACCCAGGAGAGCCAGTGAAAGTTGGAGGAACAGGAAGCAACTATGTTGTGCCTCTAGCAACTGGAGATCCAGAGATTGGAACAGATATCTTTGTAGGCATCGCACAAAAGGCTTCAACACAGACAGCATCAGCTGACGGAACTGTTGAAGTATTTGTACCAGCAGTAGACACAGTACTTGAATGTGCTGCAGAAACAGCTGGAAACGTTGACACAGACGCAAAGCTTCTCGCTATTGAGAACGACTGTGTAACATTTGACCTTGCCTCATCGACATACACAATTGATGAGAACGAGGGAGATGATGACAACGTACATGGACTACGCATTCTCGGTGGAGACATAGACAAGGGTCGACTCTATGTTGCAGTAAAAAATGAGGTAACGCTTACGGGATCAAATATCGCGTAGTTACCTGGTGAAATTAAGATGACACTATGGCAGGTCTATCAGGTGGATTGAATCCAAATGTAGTCAAAACTGCTCTCGATGAAGTGTTTAACATGGAATTTCAGGAGCAAATGACCCCTGATGTCGCTACTGCACTAGACCCACAAGTCTTCATGCAGACAAGCACAGACAAGGGTGCAATTGTTACTGAAGTATTCGAGGGAGTTGGCGAATGGAGCTCAACCGCAGAACAGGCAAACCTTGCTGAGTACAGCCCACGGGTTGGTGACCAGCAAACACACAATGTCACAAAGTTCGCACAAGCTGTGCGTATCTCAGAAGAGTACTTTGCTGACGACGAGCATGACACAGTTCAGTCAATGATCCGTGACATGGCACGCAAGGGACGCATTACCCGAACAAAGAATGCATTCGCAGCTTTCCGAAATGGGTTCACAACACAAACAACTCATGACGGAAGCTCACTCTTCAATGCAACCCACACAACACTGAGTGGTGATACTGTAGACAACTTGGATACAGCTGCATTGACAGAAGCTTCTCTAGAAACTGGAATTGTTGCTCTTATGGAGCAGCTAGACCAGTCTGGAACTGTTGCAGGACACAAGGCAGCTTGCCTTCTTGTCCCAGCGGCTCTTTACAAAGATGCTGTTGAGATCACAGATTCAGAACTACGAAGTGGCACAGACAACAATGACATCAACTTCTACAGCTCACGCTATGGATTGACCGTGAAGACGTCTCCATATCTTGGTGCTGCAGCAGGTGGTTCAGACACCGCATGGTTCCTCCTATCAGCAATGCATGGAGTGAAGCGATATGTTCGAGAAGATCTTACAACTGATCTTGTTGACCGCATCTACCAGGCAAACAACGATTATATCTATAAGGCAAAGTTCCGAGAGGTTGTTGCGACAATCTCATGGGAAGGTCTTTATGGATCAGACGGTACAGTGTAATGAAGCTTGGGGAGCTTTTGCTCCCCTTCTTCCTCTGTCGAAGCATGTTTTCTTTCAGGGCCTTCGGGCTCTGGAGAAAGGATACTTCCTTAACTGCCCTTCGGGGTGCGTATAATACGTAAACAACACGACAATGGGACAAGGGGTAATTATTCACGGAACGAATCAGGTTCACAAAGGAGCCACTCTTACAGAAAGTGGGAGCCAGCGTGCTCTTGATGTGAACGACATTAGCGGAGGTGGTGGTGGAGGATCCACTGGTGGCGGTCTTTCCACATATTATGCAAAGCCAAGCGGAACAAATGCGGACGCTACTTCAGCCTATGCATCAGCAACAACACTGACTGTTACAGGCCTTCCGTTTACATTTACCGAGTACGATATTGTATCGATTCGTCAGATTCCAAACTCTGGGGGAAGTGGTGCACAGGACACAACATTTACAGATATTGCAGACTTCTCAGTATCAGGTACAACAATCACTGTTTCAGGGGCAAGCTTTGCTGCAACTGATGAGTTTATTGTTGCCTTTGCTCTTCCGCCGAAGGGGGTAGATGAGGCAAATGATTCACAAGTTGTCGAGTCTATTAATGGACCAGAGACACGGTATGTTGGTGAAACTCTTGCTGATGTTACGAATGAGACGAATGCAACGAACAACCGGTATGTTGATATGGATGGATACAACAATATTGCCATTCAATTTGAGAAGACTGGCGGAACAGATACAGTGACCCTTACTGTGGAGGCAACACTTCAAGACGATGGAACTGCTGCTGCATCGTGTACATATCAGGATGTAACACAGTACTCATTTAGTGCCGTACAGGGTGGTACAGATGCTGCATCATACACTGCGGACAACATGCTTGTTATGAAGGATCGTATCAACTATAAGTATCTCAATATCAAAACAGTTTCCTCGGGAGGAACGAATGATGCTGATTACGCAATCTACATCAAGCGGTGGTACGCATAACAACTAAATACACAACACTATGCCAACATACGCAGAGCTCGCACCAACCATTAGTGGCGCAGGCGTAACCAAAGCTCAGGCAAGGAACTACTTTGCTAGTATTCCAGAAAAGCCGGCTGCACAGCCTGAGCCAAGTGTTACAAAGTCAAAAGTTGTAGCAATTGCAAATGCACTATTTTCTGCATCAGGTCTTAAGGGTGCTGGAGGCATTAAGCAAATTGCATCTGATAATGACCTTACAACAGGACAAGTTAAAACAATCCTTAAAGAGATTGATGTTTTGCACGCAGATTATCTTGCAAAGCAGAGTCAAAAGTAGTTGTTGATAAACAATACATGATAAAACCACTCACACATCTAGGAGAAGTATTTCGAGAGGATTTTCACTCCCCCTTTAGTGTTGTTAAGAATGGTGGGTCCATTAATGGTAACCCAAACATCAAGAATGGTTACGAGGGTGATGGAACTGGTGACAGTATTTCGACAGATGTTCAGTGGTCAAGTATTGGACGAGCGTTCACCATCTTTGTAAAGGTGGACCAGATGGACAGTTTCTCAACAAAGGCGATTTTTGGAACAAGCACTGGAGCTAATGGCCCAATGTTGCGGTTTGCAAGTAGCACCTCAGTTCTCTTTTGGAACAATACAGGAGCAACTGCAAAGACATTTGGTATTGCTGCACCAACTGCACCATTTACACTCGCAATCACCTATGATGACAGTACGAGAGGTGTTGCATTCTATGTTGATGGCGTACTTGATGAGGCTGCGACAATGGCGCAGGTTGGACTGTTTCAACAGCGGTTAGAAATTGGTGGACGACTTGAAGGTAATAATGACTCCTTTGATGGAAAGATGGGACAGTTCCGTGTGTTTAATAAGGTGTTGAGCGCAGATGAGATTACGGACTTGCACAACATGGTCACAGCCTCAGAGGTAAACAATCCTGGAGAGGTGTTTCCCCTGCATGACAAGATTGGATCCGCTGCTCCATTTACGACTACAGGTGTAGTGCGTGGCACCGAAGCAACACTTGGTGATGGGTCAACAAGTACAACATTTCCTACGAAACTTACAGGAAAGAATGGATATAGTTTTGATGGAGGTGACTATATCGACTTGGGGGCAAGCGTACTCAATACAGTATCGGCAACAGAGGTTACTGTGGCTGCTTGGATTAATTATGATGCAGTTGCAAACTCTGGAGTATTTACGGTGATTGCTGACTCAGCAGCAGCCTCTACATCAGTGAATGAAGGGTTTAGCTTTTATATCGATGATCGTGGTGGTTCAGCAATAGATTCTCTTGTGATGTCTGTGCATACCACATCTGGTGGGGCACGAGGAGAGTTAAGTACCACAAATGCAATACAGCAGGGATTGAACTTTGTTGTAGGAACATACGATTCAACGAACTTTGCGAAGGTGTTTGTGAATGGAGTGAATGTTGACTCTTCTGATCAGGGAACTGCTACAGGAGACTTCGTACCAGATTCAACAGGAAACATCTTTGTCGGAGCTCGTGTTGGTCCAGGCAACTACTTCACGGGAGACATTCTTGGTTTTGCGATGTGGGATAAAGCCCTGACCCCACATCAAATTAAGTGGCTGTACTCCAAGGGTCCACGTTATTTAGGTAAGCGATAACCATGACATTGATAACTGAAAACCTAGTCCTTGATCACGACTACACTCGCGGACACGCAAAGGATTTTAGCGTTGAGGGCAATGATGGAACAATCACAAATGGTGAGGGGTTTTTAAAGAAGGGGAATGGTTTGGCCTATCTACCAGATGGAACCACTAGCCATGTTCTGGTTTCTGATGATGCAAGCCTTCAGCTCACAGCTGCAACGTGGGTATTTTTCGGGGACTTTTCAAAGGAGCTTGTTGTTAATCAGCGATTAATGGCAAAGCGTGATGCTGGGGGATCAAACTATGACATCCTTACTGGGTCTGGGAATAGTATTCAGATCTATGATGGGACAGCACAAACAGTGCTCAGCGCAGATCCTTATGGAAAACAGACACTAATTATTACCCAAGAGGCTGGTGCGAATAAGCCAAAAGCATACCTGGATGGTGTGTTTGTTGACGAGGGGAGCGTCAATATCACCCTTGCTGCAAATGATGCAGATCTATATATAGCTAACCAGTTCTCATTGAGCGGACAGAACTACAACAATGCGCTCTACTCTGTATTGATTTACTCAGATGCAAAGACGCCTTCTGAGGTGGCACAAATTCACAAAGCTGTTTCGAACAGGAAGACTGCGTTTAAATCTAAGGAGAACTTTTCTACACCCCAAAGTATTCCAGTACTCGCATCTGGTTCTGGGTGGAACTCAGAAATTATCAATGGAATTATTGTTGACCAAGGGCCAAATGGAAACAATGGAGTAGTTAGTAATGGTGTGAGGCAAGTAGAGTCTCCTTTTGGCTCCCCACTGTTACGATTCGATGGGTCTTCAACTGCTGCTGGAGTTGATTTTGGTAATGACTCAAGTTTGCAAATATCCGAAGACCTAGTATTGGCCTTTTTTCTCAAAGTGGATGCAGCTTCCGGAACCCAACTACTCATTACTAATTGGGTAGCAGGAGAAACAGAAGAAACCAATTCGCAATATTATATTCAAACCATCGTAACCGGACTACAATACATACATGAATATGGTGCTGGAAATGATGAGTCGAATGTATGGGCAAATGCATTCAGGCCCGGGGTATTGCATCGTGTGGTTTTTGTTAGGGATGCCTCTGAAAAAACTGTAAAACTCTATGTAGATGGAGAGCAATTTGGCAGTGACTTCAATTACACCAATGGCCCGACAGGTGGATCAAGTACAAGTACAAGGCTAGGTGGAAGTTTTGCGGGTGAAATAGGAGACGTTATTATCGCACCAGAGACGTGGAGTGAGGTTCAGATTAAAGAAGATTGGAACAAATATGCCAATAAGGTCATCTACTATCAAGACTTTAGTGATGCATATGAGCACCAGGCTGCGATAACAGACGGACCAATTCCAGGAACCGACTGGTCTGTATCGTCAGTGAGTGGACGAATTGGTGCTGAGTCTGATGGAACAAAGTATATTACAAGCCCATCAGCTGGAAATGTATTGAAGCGACCAGGACCAGATCATACGTTTGGTCGGCTGGAGATTGATGTCACGCCTACAAGTGGCACTCGAGTACGACATTTGTTTGCTGACTTAGGAACGTTTGCCATTCTTGATGTAGGTGACTCTGGTAGTGCACGTATTGCGTACACAACAAGCACTGGCGGTGTGGTGTTTGCCACTAGTTCAGTAGACTTTGAGCGACAGGTGATTCGGGTAGATAAAAAGGCTAATGTATCAACAAATAACACAACCCTATATAAGGATGGTGTTCAGCTCACAGCAGCCACAGGAAGCAATCCATGTACAGATGTCACAGATTTCCAGACAGAGCGGCAGCTGACAACATATAGCAATGCAAAGATTCATAGTATTAAGCACTACTTTGGTGTGCCAATAGAGTAGAGATATGACCCAAGGACCAGCGCCAGTTGTATATATAGATGGCATAAAAGGTCATGCGGACGATGCACCAGAATACAATGATTCTTCGCTTGATTATAACGACACGAGTACCTTTTATAGCGGATTAATTGGAAGCACTGGTGAAAGTCCACAAGTGCAGGTATCTATGATTGACGATCGACCGTCTGTTATACTAGATACAATTGAGGGATCATTATACGAGATACCAGAATACAATGACTCCTCAGTGGAATATAGTGACCCAGACTTCCAGTACTCCACAAACTTCCAAGCAGAGAAGCCGGAGATATCCATATCTGTCGAACAACCATTTGTTCTTATTGATACAATTAAGGGAGAGTTGGCAGATATCCCAACATATAATGATTCAAGTGTGGAATATAGCGACGAAGATTTCTTCTATAGCGGGAACTTCCAAGCAGAAAAACCACAGATTTCAATAGATTACTAGAAATATGTCAACAACATTTCCAACAAGTAAGCAGTCGTTCACCAATCCAACGTCAACGGACAAGTTGAACAGTCCTGATCATGCTGGGCTACATGCAGATAAAAATGACACCATTGAAGCCCTTCAAGACAAGGTGGGCATTGATAGTAGTTCTGTAGTCACAAGTCATGACTATATGCTTGACCACGCTTCTGGAAGGTTTAAAGCGCATGATCACAGTGGTGATGATGGGGAAACCAGCACACTAAAGCCGACTGCCTGCGAGATTGATAACAATGCGTATTATCAAGCGACCGATAATGCGGGTACTGGAACAGTTGAATTGATTAAGGCAGACACGTCGGACAACATTACAATTGGTGCCAACAACCAAGACGGACACACCATTATTAATGCTGGAACCAGCAAGTTAGTGAAGATTAAGGTTCTTCGGCAGGACGATACGACCAACAGCTATGAGGAGAACACTGTATTGCTTAGTGGTTGGGGATTTAAGGTTGGCGATGGTGCACTTTCCTACTACACAGAATCAGTAACGTTTGGCATCACATTTTCCCAAGAACCGATTCCTTTAATATCCAGTGCTGGATTTTATGAAGCTGGATCACCACCAACCAGTCTCGGGGATTTTAATTCGACACACAAAACCTCCGGTCTTTGGGCGGCCTCAACAGAAGATGTAACAACAACTGGCTTTACTGCTGCATATCGAATCTATACAGCAATTCCGTCAAACCAATACAATGCTTATACATGGCTTGCAATTGGTGAGCTGAACTAATGGAAATTGTTAAAACAAATAAGACTTGGTCTCCACAAAAAAAGGTTGTTGATCGATATTATGAGTATGATGCATATACTAAGGAAGAGTCAGTTCCAAGATGGTGGAATGGTGATAATCATAGATTGATTGAGTCGAAAGGAATTAATGGAGTGCCAACATTTAAGAAATTCTGTACTGCTCATAAAATCTACCTTTCAGAAAAAGGCTGCCCTATTATGGGGTGCAACCATATAACGAAATAGTATGTTTATTAAGGCGAGAAACTACAATGTTTCAGACAAGGTCAGGACTACACTCTCAACAAGTGCAGCGTCTGGCGCATCGTCACTGACAGTTCGGAATACTGCTGGATTCACAGCAAATGATTATGTTGTCCTTGAGCAACCTGGAACAGAGAAGGCTGAGATTGTGCAAATCTCTTCAGTGACAAATGCGACGACCTTGGCGCTTTCTGGAACAACAAGCTTCGCCCACTCCTCAGATACACAGGTTGCCTTTATTAAGTACAACCAGGTTCGATTCTTCCTTGGGGATACTTCTGCTGCATACAGCACAGGATCGCTTACAGTGACCCATGGATCGAAGACGATTACTGGTGTGGGAACAACCTTTACAGGTGGAAATGTCACAACAAGCCACTCATTGCAGATCAATGAAAAGTTTTACGACATCGCGAGCATAGACTCAGCAACACAGGTCACACTCACTATCCCCTTTGAAGAGGAGTCTGCAGCTGGTCATACATATAAAGCAATTCTCTTCTCTGCACAAACAACAATTGCTGCACAGATTGATCGGCACGACACGACATGGGACGACACGGATGGTATTGCAGAGGATTTCTACCGAGTTGCATACTACAACTCCACTACTGCGAGTGTTTCGAGTCTGTCTGATGTTATTTCTGCAAGTGGCAGTGATCGCAATGCTACACGAAAGATCATTGAAGACATACGATTCCAAACAGGAGAGCGCATAGAGAACAGCACAACCTTCTCCGATGACGAGCTGATGCGCCTACTCGATGAGGCACAGGAGGATGTATGGTCAAAATCAAAAGATCTCTGGTGGTGGGATGCAGATGTGAATATCACAACAGTTGCGAGCCAGGTGTCGTACGACCTTCCTTCAGACTTTCAAGCAGTACTCAGTGTTCGGGGCAATGATGGAACCAATGAGACTGATGCACTACGAGAGGTGAGCTATCAGGAGTACGTAGAGCTGGTGGAAAACAATAGTGCAGAGAGTGACGACTTTGAAGCGTTTGCACTATGGGGTGGAAGAATTTACCTCTACCCAACACCTGATACTGCAGTTGCGAACGGTGTAAAGATCCTCTATCGCATGAAGCCGCTTTCACTTGATAGTGGTGGAGACATCAGCCGAATACCAGAGTCGCGTGTATTGAAGTTGTATGCGATGGCAAAGGTGATGGAGATCAAGGACGAACCACGCCGTGCGACAAACCTGATGAATCAATACATTGTTGCTCGGGACAGAATGGTTGGAATGGAGATACGAAACCATGGACGAACACAGCGATTTATCTTCAACCCTCAATATAAGCAGCGTAGAACACGATAGCCTATGCCACAGAAACAAGTAGTCAACAACCTGTCAGGGTTCATGAATGTCGCAACAACCGATGAGTTGATGCGTGATTCTGAGTTGAACCTTGCCCTCAATGTCGACACAGATTTTATTGGGGGTGTGGAGAAGGCTGCTGGCTATACACAAGAGGGTGGAACCGTTGAGGCATCAGAAGATCCACGGGCAATGCATGGATTCTACGAAGAAGATGGGACACGGCACCACCTTGCGGTATACGACCAAGATATTTATGAGAATGTTTCTGGAACATGGACATCTCGATACTCAAGTCTCACCGCTGACCTTGATGGAACTTTTGAGACCTATCTTGGGTACGCATACTACTCTAACGGCACAGACCAACCTGTTAGTTCAGCAGACGCCACTACTTGGAGTACGACAACAAATGTCACCAATATGCCTAAGGGTAAGTACCTTAAGAAAGCGAATGGGCTGTTGTATGTTGCGAATCTCGCTGATGAGGCAGGGCTAACTGGACAGGATGTTAAGGTGTGGTATAACGCGGAACCAGATCGTGAGAGTGTAGAGTGGAATCGAGAGACGGGCACAGACCTTGCACAGACTGCCTCCAGTGCTGTTGTAACGAGCGCTAGCGCATCTTTCTTGGCTCGAGGCATCCAGCCAGGAGATCCATTCCAAATCACCACAGGGACGAATACGGGGACATATACGGTAAGTAGTATTGATTCAGCAACACAGATCACACTTACAACAACGCTCACAAATACCACTACGAACAGCACATACTCAGTTGGTGGCAATTGGTTTGAGGTGCGTGATGGTCTTGGTTCAGAGATTACTGGGCTTGCAGAGAACAATAATAGGCTCATCGTGTTCAAGGAGGGCTCGATGCATCGCTGGGATGAGAGCTCATTAGTTACTGTATCTAGCACAATTGGAACACCAACACACAGATCCATCCAAACAATTGACCGACAAACATTCTTCTTCCATAGGGGTCGTGTACCTGGTGTGTACCTTTATGATGGTCGCTCGCCTGTCCTTATTTCGAAGAAAGTTGAGGCATATCTACAAAACATGTCTTCAACAAACTATGAGAATGTGTGGTCAATGGCAGATGATCAGAAGTACTACTTGTGGATTGGCAATGTTTCAGAAGGTGATCGCAACCCAGCACTTAACAATGTGATGCTGGTCTATGATCGATATCAAAAGGTTTGGCATATTCGTGATGATATCCAAGGGAAGATTGGTGGAAGCTTTATTGATAGCAATGGTGTATTCGACTTGTATTTTGCAAATACTGCAGAGGTGTACAAGTTCAATGATGGAACAAGTAATGACACTCGGGATATAAGCTTTGAGCTACAGACGCGCAAGTTTGAACAGCAGACACCGTACAAATTAAAGCGCTACAAGGGTGTGTGGATAACATCTGAGAATGGTGAAGGCGCAGCACTGTATTACCGTGTCGGTCGGGGAGATAGTGTGACTGACTGGAAGCCGCTTGGACAACTCAATCACTTGGTCTCATACGCACAAATTCCTGATGCTATTGGCACATGGGTGCAGTTCAAGATTAATGAGTCTGGTACACAGACAGGGCCAAAGATTAAGTCCCTAACGATGGAGTTTGAGCATGACAAAGACTTTGGAACATGAGCTACTTAGACGAGGGTTACAATGAATTCCTGATACGAGAACAAGACCTTGGGGATAACTCGGGGAATACTTTAAGCCCATTAGATTTCGACAGCAACTTGTCTGACAACTCTATTCAAACTGCAAAGATTGGCACTGTTTCTGCTGACAAGATTATATCGGGAAGTATTAGCGCAAAGACAGAGATTACTATCGCGGATCAAAATATAACAATTGATGGAAAGAATCGAAGGATTGTTATACATGATGGGTCGAATCCTCGAGTGATTTTGGGATTTCAAAAAGATGGTTTCTAGGCTTCTATGGCAAACTATGGTCTTAAGATAAGTGCAAATGGTGACAATGTTCTTGATGCTGCTGCAAAAGACCTCGTGTTTACTAGTGAGGCAAACACACTCAAGCTTAAGGAACAGGGTGAGGCAACACTTTCACTAACCAATGGATCATCGTCAGCGAGTGTTGATGTTGTTACACATAGCCTTGGGTACAGGCCATGGGCACAGACATTCACACTTATTGATAGCAAGCGATACAATTCGACCAATTTCTGTAGAACGCAGCCGGGTATAGCATCAGTTCTTTCAGGAACAATTCCTGGGTTTATCTGGACAGACATCACGACGACAAAGATTACAGTTTACCTCGATATTGGTACAGATACTGCGAACGGAACACAGGACTTTAATGTGTATTGGTATTACGCAATTGATACAGCTCAGTCATAGACATGGTAGAAAGCTACGGATTAAAAGTTTCAAAGCCAGGATTCAGCGTCTTTGATGCGGATGATGAGGATCTAATTTATAGTTCGAAGTTTAAGGGGTGGAAGATATTGGCGAAGGGAAGTATATCAATTGGTGGTGCCACAGACACCGTTGCTCATGGGTTGTCGTTTGAGCCAGCAGCGCTGGTCTTTCAAACCTACACAGATGCTGAAGCAAATAGTGGCAATTACTTGTTTTGTGGGTTTGACCAAAGTACTACATCTACTGGTGGGGCACAGGGGACGGTGTATTGGACAGATTCGACAAATTTAAATATTGATTGTCAAACAACAGAAACAGGATATTACTTTATTCTCGTTGATCCAGCAGAAGATGCTACGGGTAGCGCAACAGATCAACAGGATTATGGGATTAAAGTGTCAACAACTGGCAACAATGTACTTACTGCAGAGGATACAGACCTTTCTTTGACAAGTCGCTTTAAGACATTTAAGGAGGAGACGAATGGGACAGCAAATGTAACTATTGCAGCGGACACAATTAATGGGGCACATACTGCAGCAGTAACAACAATTACCGTTAACTCAACAGCTGGATTCGATAGTAGTGGTGTTATATGGATAGAGGAGGCTGGCCTTGGTACTGCAGAGGCCGTTGCATATACGGGAACAACAGCAACAACATTTACTGGATGTACAAGAGGGTATTGGGGGTCCACTGCAACAACACATGCAACCAATGATCGCGTTCGTACAGCATATGGAAAGGCCGATGTGTCGCACAGTCTTGGGTATCCACCAGCATTTTCAGTGTTTTATAATGAATCTGGTGGAAATGCACGACAGGTTCCGCACTTTCTTGCCAATGCACTTCCAACAAAGGGTACATGTTTGGCCTTTACGGACAACAATACACTGAAGATTCGTATAGAAATGGATGATCCAACTATTGCACCTGATTGGAATATTGATGGGACATACCCATTTCGGTACTACATATTTAAAGATTCAATAACTTAGATGGTATTATTCATTAACAAGCACAACAACCATATTGTTGGTACACAGAGTGGGATGAAAAAGACAGTACTTGTTACACCTGGAGGACTCACTGAGGATGATATTATTTGGCATATTGTAGAGGATAAGAGTATTCCAAAAGAAATAGACAGCCTGCTTAATTATAGGTTTGAAGGTGGGCAGTATACTAAAATCGATAACGAATAGTTATGGCATTCCTAAGCAGAGCAAAGAGCTTTTTACGAAGAACAATAGATTCAGCTGTGCAAAGAGGAACAGGAAGGCGTCGTGCAAGACTTCGACGTGAGTCTGTTCGACAACAAGCACCTGATCCCTCCACCCCATTTACAACAACACGAACTGCTGTTGCCAATCAGTTTATCCCACCAACACAACGATTTGAGCCCGAACCAGAGCCTGAGCCAGAACCACAATTCTTCGGTGGGGGTGGGTTTGGTGGTGGTGCTGGGTTGCGATCGGTATCTGCAGAGGAAGTTGAGTTGCGAAGGTTGCAGAATCTTCGAGACCAAGAGAAAAGCCTGCAGGATGCAATCTCTGTGATTGTTGGTCAGATTGGTGCACTGCCAGAACTTCGGCCCCCTGAGTTTGATGAAGCTGCTGCACGTGTCCGATCTGAGGCAGAGTTTAACCCATTCTTTAAAAAGCAATTGGATCAATACCTAAAGGTTGTCGGCGTTGAGCGACGTCGTCGACGTGAGGACTTTGGTACTGCACAGAAGCGAGCACAAGAAAAGCTTGGCATTTTCTTTAAGCGGGCTGAGCGTCAAGAAATGATTGATATTATTGGTGAGCGTCGTGCTGCTAGGTTGAGAGGAATTGTTGGGGCTGGTGTTGCTCAGCGGCAAGCAGGGCTTGGGGATATCCAGAGGACTGAGCGCCGACAGGATGTGGAGCGATCATTTGAACAACAAGAAGAGGATCGGAAAAGAGCGCTTGATCGATTTACTGAAACATCACAACTCCAAGAAGAAGCGAAGCGGGAAACAATTGAAGAGGCTCGCAAAGAGGCTGTTGAAAAGGATGTTGAGTCAGAGCGAATACGAGAAGAGCAAGAGTTCGCAAAGCTTCAGGCGGAGCGTGCTTCACAAATTGGAAAAAGAGAGCAGGAGATTGGAAAGCTACAAGAAGAACTTTCTGCTGTTCGTTCTAGATTTTAGGAAAACATTATGGCAACACCGTCACTACAAGACATTTTTGAGCGAAGGGCTCAGATCATATCTGGACCATCGGATACAGATTTTGCTTCTGCTCTTCGTGGGGCAATAACAGAAAAGACTGCAGACTCTGAGGAAAGATTTGTTGGTGCTATCGAGAAGCAGCGTGCAGAAATCCCTGTTCTTCGTGAGCAGGTTCGACAAGACTTGAAAGATCGTGGGATCACAAACCCATTTGTTCGAAAACAGATGATCGAGCAGAGGGTTGCTAGTAAAAGAGCAGCACTTTCTACAATTGAGAAGGGCCTTGATATTCGTCGACAGCGTATTGAAAACATTGTGACTACAGCCACTGAAGGATTTAAGTCACAGGTTGCTCGCGAGCATGCACTTCTTGATGCAATGCAGAAGTATGAGTCCGAGCTAAATCGGAGAAGGCAGCAAGAGTTTAGCAATCAGATGTCGAGGGCACGGCTTGCGTTGTCACAGGCAGCAGCGGCTCGTGCAGCACGAAAGGCATCACGAAAAGAAGAGACAAGCTTTGACAAGATCCGACGCATGGCCCGTGAGCGTGGTGGTGATATTCAAATTAATCCAGAATCAGGTGGGCTTATCCTCTCACATGGTGGCCGGGGGACACCCTTAAATGAGTTCATTGGACGAACAGGGCTTGATGCTCGAGATGTCCTCAGTGTATCACTAAGCGACGATGATGCTCGGCTTCTCAACAGACTTAAGGGGAAGTTTAGTGCATCTGCTGGAACCAAGTCCAGTGGCTCACCACTTGATGAGCTTCTCGGTGGAAGGTCTGCAGACCAGGCACTCAATCAAATATTTCCAGACTAAGTAAAATCAATGGGACTTGTAAACTTCTTTAAAGGAACAGCTGGAAAACTTGTTGAAAGGGGTAAGGCTTTTATTAATAGGCAGCGAGAACAACAACAGGAAAGAATCCGAAAGTTTCAACAGGTTCGCTCTAAGGTAAAAGAAGTTGGGAAGAACGCGTTGATCGGTCCAATCTTCTCAACACCTAAAGGTCGTCAAAAGGCTAAGAATGTTGTGAATGTTGTCGCTGAGAGAATTCGAAACCCTAAAACAAAAGTAGGTCGTGGAATTAACAAGCTCCAAAGTACAGTTGGAGAATTTGTTGGGTTTAGGTCAGCGAAGACTTTTGGTGAAAACCTTGGGGACTATGTGGTGCTTAATGCAGACAAGATTCCGTTCACCTCCTCATTTCTTGGATCAACACTGAGCAAGCGTGCGTTGCAGAAGAATGATGTTATTAAGTCTCTTCAGGTATCACGAAAAGAGCTAGAAAAAGACTTTAGCCTACAGCTCGACAACTTAAGAAAAGATGGAAAGTTCCAAGAGGCAACAAGCCTAGAGACACAGCTCCAAGACAAGTTAGGTGAAATTGATCAGAGGATTGCACGAATTGCACCAATTACAGCAAAAACAAAGACACAAGTGTTGGCTGAGAATGTTGAGTTTGCGCTTGATTTAGCATCGCTACCACTAACACTTATCGGTGGTGGAGCGGCAGCAAAGGCTGGCTCAGCTGCCGCAAAGAAAGCAATTATTAAAAAGGTTGCGACCCATCAGGCACTCACTGGTGCTGGTGAGGGGTTTGCTCGTGGTGTTATTGGAGAGGCGAGAGAGGGAGAGCAGGACCCGCTCAAGCTTGGTATAGGAGGATTCACTGGTGCTGGGTTAGGCCTCATGTTTTTTGGTGGAGTGAAGGCAACGGGAAAGGTCACGAAAAAAGCCACATCCAAAATTACTAATGTGGTACACAAAAACCTTCAAGACAAACTTGGTGAGATTTCAGCACAGAAGTTTAATGGCCTTGATGATATTGCCAAGAAGGTTGGTTCAACAGAAGAGTTTCTACATGGGTTTGAGTCCCACAGAAACAGGATAAGCAGTGAGATTAATCTTCTTGAAGAGGCAGAGACAATCACTAAGGGGCAGCTACAGGAATTTAAAAAGCTGCAGAAGATGCGTAATGAGGTAGATGCTTTACTCAATGAGGGAGAGGAGGGTATTGTTCGATACTTTGAAGCAAAGAAGCCAAATGCCTCTGTTCTTACCAAGGCAGATCCTTCGCTTAACGATGCGCAAGAGGCAGTTCTTCGACATGTCCGAGAGGTTACAGAAGAACGGCCAATGACCAATATCGAGAAAGAGTCTGTAAAGCGAATTGTTGGTGTGTCAGATGAACAGGTTGCAGACTTGGACGTGAAGCGTGCGCGTGATCTTGTGTCTAAGAAGTTTCGTCTCGATAAGTTTCCAGACCAGGCTCAGGACGATATTGCACAAATCCTTTTAGATAATGGTGGTTTCACAAAGCAGCGAAGAGGTGTTGTTACAGATGAGGTTGCAGAGCGAATGGCACGAGAGCTTGAGCCAAGGGCAGCGCTGAAGCCAGGACAAACACTCAACAAGGAGGAGTCTATTGCTCTTGGAAACGCACTAGCTAATGCACAGAATAAATACCAGGTACTCGTTGATCAGTTTGCCGAGCTGTCACGTCGTCCTGATCCGGACGTAAATATGGACCTTCTTAAGCTGGATATTCAAAAGACACAGCAGGAAATTGGTGCATTGTCAGCAAGCTATTTCGGTGCGCGCGCAGAGGCTGGGCGAGCACTGCAGTCATATCGCATTGCACGAAAAGCATTTGAAACAAGAGATGTTGATCTCATCACTAAGGCAATTAAGGGCGATGTTATTTCTGATAAGCAGATTGAGCAGGTTTCCAAGCACCTTGCTGCACTTAACACACCAGAGGAGAAGTTCCGATTTATGCGAAACATGGTGAAGCCAACACTACGAGACTGGATGGGTTGGTATACGTACTCCAACATGCTTTCAAGTCCCAAGACACAGATTCGAAACATCGTTGGAAACATGCAGAATATGGGATTCCGATTCGCAGCAAAGCCGTTTGCTGTAGGTATTGATAGTATCGCAACAGGATTTTCAAAGGCTATTGGTGGGAAGAGAGAACGAGAAGTGTTCCTTGCCGAGCTTAAGCCAGAAATGATGGGCATGATGTCTGGTGCACAAAAGGGTTTCCATAAGGCCATGCACATGATGCGCAACGGGTTTACTCTTGATGATGTTGCTACAGGAGAATTTGCTACACGAGTTGAGCCAATTCGTGGCAAGGCGGGTGCTGTCTTTAATTCAGTGTCTCGTCTCCTAGAGGCGGGTGACTTATTCTTTCGATCAATTGCGGCAGAGGCTGAACTCCAGTCTGGAGCCTTTGCTTTAGCAAAAAAGAAGGGGCTGAAAGGTGATGACCTTCTTGATGAATTCAAGAGGCTTGCAGACAATCCACCAGTAGATCTGCTTAGGCGCGTTGATGCTGCAGGAAAGGATGCGGTGTTTCGAACACAGGGTGGAAAGTTTGTACAAGGATTGAAGAAGATGAGAGATGTTGGTGCGATAGAGATTATCACCAAAAAAGGGAAGAAGATTGAGCTACCGGCAGCTGGACGATTTATTGTTCCGTTTATCGAAACCCCAGCTAATATTATGAAGAAGGGTGTTGAAGCTTCCCCTGCAGGATTCTTAACCGCTCTTCGACAAGATGCAGCACGAGACAAGTCACTTGTTGCTGGTCGCGCTGCCCTTGGATCACTTATGTTGGCTCCAATCGCATACCTTGCTGCCAATGGACAGATCACAGGAAAGGGTCCTCAGGATGCTGATCTTCGACAACAATTGTATGACTCAGGGTGGAGACCAAACTCAATCCGCATTGGAGACACATGGGTCCCATATACCAACATCCTTCCTCTTAACCTGGTGCTTTCTGCAGTTGGCAATGCTCATGATATTTGGAAGTACGACAAACGTGGTGAGTTTGAGCCACGTGATGTTGCTGGTCTGATTGCGCGTGTTGGTGGATCTGTTCTTGATGCGTCGTACCTACAAGGGGTAAACAATTTATTCAATGCGCTTAATGACCCAGAAAGGTTTGGTCGACGGTTTACTGAGAATGCAATACGTCAACTGATCCCAGCATCTGCACTTGTTGGCAATCTCGCACGATCACTGGATGACACATTGCGTGCTCCAGAGTCAATCATTGAAGGAATTAAGACACAGATTCCTGTGCTGTCAAAGCAAGTAGCTCCTGTTATTAGTGGACAGGGAACACCTGTGAAAAGGCCCGGAACACAGATTGGTGGGTTTAACATCACAGAGTTTCTTTCGCCAGAACGTATTGGAAAAAAGCGAGATGATGCTGTCTTGAATGAGCTTGAGCGAATTGACTACCAATACTCCACAGCAAAGAAGAAGGTGCACGGGTATAAGATGAAGGGCCATACATTTGCTGAGTATAAGAGCCGAAGGAATATGGCTATCGACACCCTGACAAGGGAGGTGATGAAAAATCCAAAATGGAACAATCTCACCTCGTCGGAAAAAGCGGTTGTTCTAGACGAAATCCAATCTGAAGTGAATAAATCAATGAAGGTTTTTGTACAAAACTCTGCTGCTGATGATATGATTAAGAAACTGAATAGTCTTGATTCCAACACGGAAAAGAAAAAGTTTCTCAAAAAGAGCCTTGAGAATAAGGTTATTAATAATGATATTTTTGAGTTGATTCTTCAAAAACTACTTACACAATAAATGTCAGAAGACCACAGGCTCATTGAGGAGCGGATAACTAAATTAGAGGAAAAGGTTGATACAAACAGTGGATCTGTGGTCCGACTCACTGTTGTTATTGAGGGGTTTACACAGTCCCTTGATAAGGTTGCTGATCGCCTAGACGATATTCATATTGACCTGAAAAAGAACTATGTCTCACGTGCAGAGATGAAATACATACAGGAGGATATTGATAGAAACGAAGAGGCAATTAAAGAGCTTATTGATGGAAAGCGCTGGTTCTATCGAGCCGTAGCAGGGACAATGATTGCTTCTATTGGGTCTATTATTTTCAACCTTGTAATAAAATAACATATGCCATACTTACGTTTTGCACACCTCAATAAGGTGCACGTTAAGGAGGGGGACGTAATACAGTCGGGGCAACACATTGGAGATATGGGAACTACTGGATTTAGTACGAGCTCACATCTCCATTTTGATATCATCAAGAAGAAGCCCTCTAATTACTACTACTGGGTCAAGGGGTGGTCGCGACAGAGGGTACGAGATGAGTACATTCCCCCAAGTAACTACACCCGCAAAGGTCAGAGCAATGTCACTAATTGGCATCATAGTGGATGGAGTCATACACAAAAGACCACTGAGGGTGTGTATCACCCAGGTGCAGATATTAATGGGCCAGGATCTGGGAATGCAGATATGAATCAACCAGTCTATAGTCCAGTACCAGGGAAAGTTCTATTCGCAAACCGAACCAACAGGAAGGGACATGGGTTTGGACTAACTGTTGTTATTGAAGAAACAGATATGTCAGAAAATCAACAACTTACAGATGAACAGTGGCAGCATTTGGCTGAACTGTGGGGACATCAGACAGATGACAATGGTGCGTGGGAGGATAAGGAAGCAGCTGATGATTGGGTTCTCTACTACCAAAAGAAGTCGTTTGAAAGCTCGAAGGTTCTTGATACATTGCGTGATCTTGTTAATGATCCACAATTTGAAACCTCAAAGAACAAAGTATCTTGGTATGACGATCGTGTTCGAGAGGTAGAGACGCTTACTAAGGAGTTGCAAGAGTGCCGCAATAAAGGCAAAGAATTTAAGAAAGAGATTGAAGCACTTAAGCTCCAGATAGAAAACAAGGGGGGTGCTCCATGCGAAGAGCGACTCGCAGGCGCAACATCACTTATTGGTGACCTAGAGAAGGCAAGAAAGGAGCTGAATGTAAACTACGTTGCATCTCAGAGAAATGTTCAGGCACTCCAGAAGAAACAGCAGCAATGCCTTCTTGCAAAGCAGGATCTTGAGCGACGACTCATTGCACAGGCTGAGAATCACAAGCAAAGCAAGGATGCGATCAAGAACGACAAGGTTCAGAAGATGTCAATGAACGACATTGTTTCCCTTCTATATAAGAAAATATTTAAGAAGTAAGTATGAACATGCCAGCACGACTCAAGTCACGCAAGCTTTGGATGACTATTGCTGCCCTTGCAGCACAGGCACTCCTCGCATACTCAGGAGAGATTGAGTGGGATCTCGCAATTAAGACGATTATCACCACGGTAATTGCTTACCTCGGAGCACAGGGATACGCAGACGGAACCAGTGGCATGAGCCTTGGTTCTGACGGGAAATAACTCTTCAACTACACCTATACGAAAGAAAACAAAAAGAAGACTGTATATTATCTTCTTTCTGATCTATCTTTTTGGGATGGTCTAATGCCTCCTCAAGTGCTGCAATAATTTCCCTGTAGTAACCCTTATTTGTTTTCACCTTCTTCTCTCGTCGCATCATCTCAAGTTCGTCGACCCATTGTTGTCCACGAACTCTGTCTACCTGGTTGTGGATAGATGGGTCTCCATTGTGATGTCGGTTATGACAACCAGTACAGATGGGGATAAGGTTACCCCACTCGTATCTCAGCGCAGCACAGGATGATTTTGTGTGGTAGTGGTGCAAACAATCCATTGGTTTTCCACAGACTATACACAGGTCGTATACCTTTCTTCCTAGTTCTTGTAGGAGTCTGTCAGCTTTTCGCCTAAGGTATGCTACAGATTGCTTTGCTGGATCCTTTGTCATTATCTAATCATTGTAATGATAGAGAATAGAGCTACGCCAATCATCAGCATCATAAACACTACTCCAAGGTTAACTGCCCAGAGTTGTTTTACGCTTGTCACTAGCTTAGTGATTGTTCTGTACTCCTTCTCCGTGTATCGGCACTCACACTTATTATTGCTTGGTTTCATTATGTCCATACTTGTGCATTATGTGTCCTATTCTTTTCTGTAAATAAATCCTTCGTTCGTTATGAATATGCCATAAATCTGGCAGAGGATGTGGGTCTATCCCAAGTTCCTTCGCATCATGGATTGTCATCTGTGTTTCATGGAGGTATCGCTTTTCGTATCGGTATTCCTCACGAAGATCCTTAAGATCCTTGTCATCCTCTATGCTTACCATTGGTATTGCGCCCATGTCTTTGCTTCTTCTTGTGCAGCACATCGCTTACACCGAATAAGATTTTCACGAAGGTTCTTGGTAATTGGGTCGTACATTGTAAATGTTTCGTGACAGTTCCAACACTCTATCTTTTTATTTTGTTCCATACATTTCACTTAAAATTTCTTCTACTACTCGCTGTCTCAAAAGCCACCTATCTGCTTCGTCATGGTCTTCTGATCGTCCCCGTGCAAACCATTGCTCCCTCCAGTAATTCTCTGCCTCTTGGAAGTCCCGCTTCTTTTGTATGAGATATTTCTTTTTGTGCAACATATTTGTTTTTAAAGGAGTTGAGAGTTACGTACTCTCGGAACGGTTATTACGCTTTATCTAGCGGACGGGTTTGTAATGTCTCAAATACCCGACGGAAACGACGCCCCTTTTTCTAGCAGTTGTTTTGTTCCAGCAGTGTTCGCGATCTTTCATCAAGCGAAATGCTAAACAGTTGGTCGAGTGGGAACAGTCGTCGCAGTAGTTTACCGTCGCATCTTTCTCCTGAGTGGTCTTTGCATCCATTTCTTGTTTGCCTCCTCCTGTTTCTTTGGGACTTTTCTATAGTCCTTACAGAGTTGTTTGTGGTGTCTCTGTGGACAATTGCGAAAGTACTTACATCCTACACATGGATTCATAGGAACCTCCTTTGGTTGAACCCATTCAAACGTATCATATTGAAAGTTGTGGTATCAGCAGGGAGATCGACATTCCCCCTGCCTAACCCTGTGTCATCTCAGCTACCAATAAAGGAATAGATTACGCGATAAGCATCGTTGAGCGGTGACTCGTGGTCAGTCCGTTACAGGCAACTGTAAAACCTGCACTAATACAGTCGTAGTAATCTTTTCCAGCTCACCCTGTTGGGCAAGTATTGGTGGAGTAATAATACTCCCGTAGTGGGACAACTGTTCATCCCACCTGGGGAAGACTTTTACTTCTTCCGTACTGTTGATTTTGCTGTCTTCTTTGCGATCTTCTCAAGCTCCTTTCGTGCTCGTCGAGCTAGCTTCTCTGAGTCTTTAAGGAACTGTCGAAGTACTTTTACTTCTGGATCTAGTCTTTTTGCCATTCTTTTTGTGTTAATTTTTATGGCTTTATTCTCCTTTATTTCTCATCATAAGTACCTCTGATCCTGCTTCAATTTGCTCTCCTCTGTAAACAGATGAATGCGACACTGCAACCCAACCTCTTTTTCCAAGCTTATTTAGCTCGTCCTGTAGGTGTTTAGAGAAACCCCAAACAATTTTATATTCGTATTTCATTAAGATTTACTTAATAAACTTTGCATCGTGATTTGGATCTTCTTTCCCTGTCCACTTATAATCTGGGCATCGTAGCTGCTTGTATGGCTTACCTGTCTTCGACTTACCAGTCTTCAGCTCCATCTTCTTTCCACACTTACAGTTCTCACTGCCATCATTATTGAATGGCTCGTAGAACACTTCCCCTGGAGGCGCACCTGGTGGAGGCACCTCATTCACCATTGTCTGTAGCTGTTCCTTTGGATTGTCCTTGATGTATCCATGCTCTTCAATGTCCTGTGTAAACAAGCTGGATAGTCCAAGGTGTCGGATCACTACATCAACATATGCTCGCTTCTGCCCCATCTTAATAGCAGTGTTGATGTTATTGTCCTTCTCTTGTGCAGTACATGCCCCTCGTCCAACGCTTGCTGCCTTTCCTTCTGATACTGCAGTTGCCTCGAAATAAAATGTTTGATTTTCTCTCATCATTTCAATGTTGATTGAGATGTCGAACACAAATGCAAGCTTCTCGGCACCAGCCTTGGTGAGTGTGTCATTGCCACGTATTGCGACATAGTCAACTCCACTCTCAAGGTTTTTACGAATCTCTTTGATTTTTGTATTCCACTGATCCCACTTAGTTACTTTCTTTTCCTTTGTCATCGTGTCGACTTAGAAATTCATCTACCGTTATTGCGTTATCTCTGTACACATGAATGTCATTCCCACGCATCACCACAAATCGTTTTGTGTCAGTCGCTAGGACAATCATTTCTGAGAGGTGCATATCAAGATCACGGACGTACTGCTCAAACTGATCTGCAAGCTGGTATCCGTCTTCGATAAAGTGATCTGCAAGATTCCGTAGGTCTCTGTCGGACTCTGTCGGACTCTAGCTTAATTGATGTTGCGTTGATATTGTTCATTACTCTACTTCTACGTGCGTTGTTGATTCTGGTACTGATGGGTCATTGCTGAGGTACAGGTCAAAGTCGTCATCTTGGACATCCTGTACTGTGTCGTGGAGCTTATCAAGCGTTTCCTCTGACTCAGTGATAAGTGCCTCTGTTTCCCGCATGTCTTGTGCAGCAAGGATGCTATCAAGATACTGCTGCATAAATGGATGTACTCGTGAGTTGTTCATAGTTTTACTTATAGTCGATTACAATTCCGTCCTTATCGCACCAACCATCACTACAATTTGATGATAGGAGTGAACTGCTCTGTATTGCCCACATGGCTGCTGCGAAGAATAGTACTCCGACAAGTGCCAGGAACATTACAGGTACTGCTTTCTCGAACATATTTGTTTTTGTTAAAGAGTCTTTGTGCACCGGACTACCGTATATCGAGTAGACTAGTACTATATTTTGTAGGCAGTTGAGATGCGGTGTAAGTAGATTGTTGCCGCTCTCTTTCTGTCTGCCTTAATACTAGCATACTGAGTAATACCTTGTCAACACCAATAATATAATATATGATGTGGATAAGTAAATAAAAACATGAAGAGAATAACAGTAACAATTCCAGACGAGGTATACGAAGAGATGCGACAACATGCCAAAGAAACAGATTTAGGTGAGGTAAATATCTCAAGAGTAGTGCGTACAGCCTGGAAATACTACAGAGAACAGTTATAATGTCAACGCATACTCCGCCACTAGGATGTGCATATCGTGAAAGCAGCAGCCTCCGTAACTGGGGGCTTTTGCTTCTAAGGAGGATACGTGAAAGTTATTTGTTCTTGGTGCAAGAAATTTATTAGGAAAAAGGAAAGCGATAAGCCAAATACAATATCACACGGGATGTGCGAGAAATGCTACAAGCAGGTTATGCAGGGGGTTGATAAAAAAGATTGATCGTGGCATAGTTATAATCATCCCTTACCGGGACCCCCGTAAACTGGATTCTCCATAACTTTAGGTACCCTCCTAAGTTGTTTCCAAAGAATCCATCATCCATCCCCTCCACGTCGCTGCGGAGGGGATACTTTTATATGCTACCCTTTACCAAAGGAGGAGTTATGTACAAAACAAGAGAAGTTTTTTGTCGATACTGTAGGAGAAATATGGGCAAACACCCTATAGACTCCGTGCAGCAACGGATGTTCTTTGTTGAAGAGGATCCATGGCTTGAGAAGAAGACTTGTACATGGTGCAGGAACAAGAGAATCCAACAACAACGGGAGAAAAGGAATGAAGATTCTGTGCCTATTTTGCATGAAGGAAGTGAATCCCCCGCTGAAGTATCCACCAACACTCAATGGAGGATCCCTTTGCAAAAAATGTGAGAACAAGTTTGAACAAGGAGAAACATTGGAAGTCCGACTTATTCCCAACATCCTGAAGGAGGAACCATGTACCCTCAAACCAAAATCTTCTGTGGATGGTGCGATCGCTTCATCAAAGTAGAAGAACGGCCATCAAAGTTTGGACAAGGAGTTGGAATCTGTAACGCATGTAAGGCAGTCGATGAGGATAAGAAAGCAATTGAAGCAGCAACGCAAACGAAAAAGGCCAAAGCTCGGCCCAGAAAATAGGCCACTCGCTCACGCTCCCCCTTCTACGGAAGGGGACTACTCGTTTGTGGATTGACAATCTCTGTGGAGATGAGATTATCAGTATGTGGAAAATCTTAGCTCAACAACAATTTTGTTATTCCTTCTTTTGCGGAGCAATCCGCGCGGTTGCTAAGGCCGTTCACAGCTAGAAGGAAGAACAGAGTTGTTGTTTTTTATTACGGAGCTTCTTCTCAAAGGCTTCCTCAACACAAGACAGCCGCCTACGAACTAGGTAGAAGCAGGGCAGGTTAGTTCTTTATTACCGATGCTTCGGGACACCCCCGATAACCGTCATTGCCAATAGGCAGATACCATAGAACGAATGCGTAACAGCACGTGGATTACAGGATGACCGGGTCCACGAAAGGTCTATGCCAAAGCTATACCCGCTATACTTTGCATGAGAACAGCAGAGCCATGCTCTAGGTTCCTAGTATTCCCTTGGAAATCCGCGACCCTGATAAAGAATCTCTTCATATAAACTCTAGCCCTACGCTAGGGATACTTCTCTATTGCTTCCCCACTTCCTTTGCATGGGTATAGTATAATGACTATAGATGTTATTAACCTCTCCTATGCCAAAAGTATCAAGTGTTAAACGAGAAAAGGGAAAGATAACGTATAGGGGAAAATCGTTCCCTGGATTCAATAAACCTGTAAAGTCTACACGTCCTGGTAAAAAGGGAATGGTGTTAGCGAAGAAGGGTAATGAATTTAAGTTGGTGCACTTTGGATCATCGAGTGCGAAACAAAACACTAGTGCTTCAAAAAGAAAGGCATTTATGGCCCGACACTCAAAGATTAAGAATAAGTCAGGAAAGAAAGTCATCAATGACAAGTTCTCTCCTAGTTACTGGAGTGCACGGAAGCTATGGCCCAAGGGCAAACGAGGCACATCACTGAAGTAGTCCACAATGTACATTTAGTGTGAGTGTGATAGAGTAAGAACATAGTAATAGAAATCCATGAATTCGAAGGACAAAGATTTTATCGACACCATGGTACAGAAGGCGCTGTTTACTGGAGAGATTACAAAGGATCAGGTTGATAGTTATGTCGAGCAGTTGAAGCGAGAATATAATATTGACGCATGACATACCCAGCGATCGTTTTAAAAGGAAAGCGGGGAGAACGACTACTTCTTGCGTATCAATATGCAGAGCAGAGGGATTTTATTGCTCGAATGATTAAAGACAATGTCGGGTCTGGAAGATTATATAGTGACTACAGTAGGCCAGCAATAAAGGTTATAGGAGATCCAGAAGAGACAACCTTTTTCACAATCACACAGAGAGAGATCTTTCAAGGAATGGAGATCGGAGAATACGAGGAGAACGACAACACGGAAGAGATGATGCTTGATCTATCAGATGCAGAAGAGGGTGTAGAGATCCGACCACGAGACCCACTTCAATGCGATACCTGTGGAAAACTTGCAAAGAGTAAAGCAGGTCTCGCCTCACATAAGAGAATTCATAAACCACAAGAATGAAAATGCTTTTTGTTCTTCTTGGACTGCCACTTTTGCTGACCCCTATTACACAGGGAGAAGCGCCCACAAAGATAGAGAGCATGTTTAAGAAACCAGCTGTAGAATCAGCTGAGAGGCCACAGGTTGCCGTTAGAGCAACACTCACACCTTCACCTGAACTATCGAAGGTGGAGAAGGTTAAGACACGTATAGAGAAACGTAGGGACAAAAAGGAGAAGAGAGAGAAGAAGAGAAAAGACAAGAGGCCTACAACAATACCCACTCCGAAGCCGACTATTACACCACAACCAACACCAACGGCTACCCCGGTACCAGAACCAGCAATTGTCCCATGTTTTACGGTAGATGTTGTATCACGGGAGGACATTACGTTTGATGCTCGATGCTCAAAGGGTATTGATCATGCGTACTTCTATGCAAGTGATCGCCTTGTTTCAACTTCGAAGGATGGTGTTGGAACATTAAGGAATAGTGCAAATGTGCCAAAGTTTGCAAGCACGCCACTCACTCCTCCCATTACAAAGTTCTCAATGTTGTACTGGGTGAGAAATGAAGATGGAAGTGTTGAGCGACATGTATATAACAAAGAGGTAAGTGTTGCACACCTGTTCCCAGATTGGGATGGAGTGGTCCGATCATTTCCACCATGCGAACTTACAGGAAACGGTTGCCTACAGTCACACGAATAATATGACAACAACACTACAGAAACTTACAAAGAAAAAGACATTTGAATGTTTTGCTTGCGAAGAGAAGTTTAAGACAACAGATGTGCAAGAACAGGTCACGTCAAACTGGATCCGACTCAAAGCAAATTGTCCAACCTGTAATAGTAGTTGCGTAGTATCAGGACTATGAAAGGAAAGAAAACATCAAATGAAAAGAAAGCTGAGATCGTTTCAGAGTATCTAGAAAACCCTTCTCAGAAGAGTGTGAGGAAAGTTGCTAAAGAGACAGGAGTTTCAAAGACTGCTGCTCATAATGCACTTAAAGAAGTAAGGACAGTAAGGACACCGAGCATTGAAGACCTTTATGAGATTTCATTTCGGAATGCGATTAAGGCACGACAGATTACTGAGAAGAAGATGGAAATTGAGGATAGTGAATTAGCACTTAGGGACCTCACTGCTGTTGCTGCAGATAGCTTAAAGACAATACAGTTGTTACGTGGTGAAGCTACAGAACGAACTGAACATACGGGAAGGATTGATTTTAGCGGAATGTCTCAAGAAGAACTTGAAGAATATTTGCTAAAACAAACAGATGAAATACAGAGCTAAGCAGGTTGTTGCGTTTTGTATAGTGTTTACGGGTTTCGCATTAGTTTTTGTGCCACTACATGCAGTTGTTATCGCACTCCTTGAGCTTATTCTCGTTGTTATAGCAGCAGCATTCTTGCTGGGAACTGACGAAGAAAGTGAATATAGATATGGAAACAAAAAACATATTGAAGGACAGAGCGACCTTTTTAGCTAATTGTAAAGACAAGCGTAGTCAGGACATGGCATACGAATTATGTCGGAAAAGTCCTGTAACGTTTATCAACCTGCTCTGTTACACATACGACCCTCGACAAAAGAATCCACACAGACCGTTTGTTTTATATGAATTTCAGGAGGATCTTGTCGAGAGCCTTGTTGGTCACATAGATTCTGGCAATGACATGCTTGTGGAAAAGTCCCGTGATATGGGAGTCACATGGGTTGTTCTTGCTGTAGGTCTGTGGGGCTGGTTGTTTATGGGATGGGATGGAAAGGTTGGATCACGTAATGAGAACTACGTAGACACACAAGGAGACATGGACTCCCTTTTTGAGAAGATGAGATACATGGTGTCGAAGTTGCCGAAGTGGATTCTTCCCAAGGGGTTTAAGCTTTCAGAGCATGCAACCTACATGAAGTTGCTAAACCCAGAAACAAAGGTAAGCATTGTTGGTGAGGCACCGACTGCATTCTTTGGTACGGGTGGTCGTCGTAAGTGGGCATTGTTGGACGAGTTTGCATACTGGCCCCATGGAGAAAGCTCATGGAGAAAGCTTGGTGATACTACACCCTGTCGTATAGCAGTATCTACACCAGAGGGTAGGCACAACACTTTTGCAAAACTACGGCATGATTCACACATTGATGTGCATACGCTGCACTGGAAGTTGCATCCGTTGAAGGATGAGGAGTGGTATAATGAGCAAAAGAATAGAAGAACTGCTGAAGAGATAGCGCAGGAGTTGGATATTAGTTATGAGGCATCGGTTACAGGGAGGGTCTACAAAGAATTTGATGAGGTCGAGCATGGTGGGGATGAGAGGTTTGACTACACAGACGAGTTGCCTGTGTTTACATCATGGGACTTTGGAGAAGGTGGACAAGATCCAACATCGATTATCTGGCTGCAGATTCATCCACACACAAAGCACATACGCGTTATAGATGCCCTTGAGAAGAATACGGGGGATTTATCATGGTTCGCACCATTCGTTCTTAGACAGCATCCTAGTGCGTCTCAGGTGCATAAATACACAGAGAGGGAGATGGAGATGATTGAGCGACATAAGGAGTGGAAGGTGCCACAGCATTGGGGGGATCCGTACAATGGGGATAAGACGATGCTCCAGACAAGTATCAAGAAGGAGCTTGAAAAGCACGGGGTGTACATAAACCTGGGGAAACGTAGTACAGTGGAGGAAAGGATACGCAAGGTACGACTTGCGATGAAGAACATGGTTGTGCATGAGCGCTGTCATGACACGTTTAGTCAGGCAATCCAGAACGCACGATATCCACAGGTGCGAGAAACAAGCCAAGCAACATCAGCAAAGACAAAACCTATCCATGATTGGACATCACACTTTCGTACGGCACTTGAGTATGCTGTGGATAATATTGTGGATAACACGCGCTTTAAAACAAAAGGTCGGCTTAACCTGCGTAAATATAAGCCATTATCATAAGTGTTCAGGATTTTATGGCACAAGAACTATTACCAGATGTGAAGGTTGAGTTGTACAACCCGAGCGAAAAAGATCGAAAGATAGTACGAGATATCTATAGTCGACGTGAGCGCATGTCTGCGAAGCGACAAGATGAAGAGAATCGATGGGATCGTTGGGATGATCTTTATGTTTCTTATACGGACGAGACAGAGGATTATCGGTCAACAATTAATCCTCCAGTGACATTCTCTGTTATCGAGACGGCAAAAACAGAGATGATTGATCAGCGTGTGAAGTACCAGCTTCGTGCAAAGAACATCGACTTTGAGCAGAACCAAGAGATTCTCGAGAACATTACAGAGCATGTATGGGATAAGTCTCAGGGGGATTTTGAGTACTACAAGCTGATTCATGACTTATTGGTATACGGAACCAGTATTGGAAAGGTGAAGTACCACAAAGACTTCCGTACTGTTCGAGATATTGTTGACTACAAGATTGACCCAAAGACTGGGAAAGAAACAAAGAAATACAAGGAGAAGCTGATTGTGGACTATGATGATGTGAAGTTTGAACACATCAATATCCGCAACTTTTTTGTAGATGAGGCAGCCACAGGGTTCGAGGATGCACGTGACTGTATTGAGCGACACATCTATGACATCCACGAGTTCCGACGAATCTATCAGCATTGGCCAAATGTAGACAAGGTTACTCCTGGTGGAGATACGTTTGAGCCAGAACTTCCTCGTGTAAAAGCAGGTGGGCGAATGGGGATGGTTGCTGGAGAGACTGCATCAACAGCAGGGCAAGAAGATAAGCGCAATGAGGCAGAGAACCTTGTTGAGGTGTTGGAGTACTGGAATAAGCCAATGGACCGACACGTTGTTGTTGCTAACGGTGTCCTAATATTTGATGAGCCAATCCCATATGACCACAAGGAGCTCCCATACTTCCGGTGCTTGGATGTGATTGTTCCTGATGAGTTTTACGGTATTGGAGAGTGTGAGGTGATTCAGCACTACCACGAGGAAATGAAGTTGTTGCGACGCATGATGCTCGACAACCACCACCTCTCAATGCACCAGATGTTTGTCACAGACCAGCACTTCGATGAGGCAGAGCTATATCCAGAACCAGGCAAGATTCTTCATATTGAACGAGGCGGACAATTTGTTCCGATTAATATGCCAAGCCTTGGTGGGGATACCTTCAACCAGATTGAGATGCTCAGGAAGGATGTTGAAGATGCAACAGGCATCAACCGACAACTTCTTGGTGCACAGGCAAGCACACAGGCAACACTTGGTGAGATTCAGTTGTTGAAAGAGTCTGCGTTGAAGCGCATTCGACAGAAACTACGAGGACTAGAGGCGCTTGGAATGAAGCGATTGGGGCGACTTGTTGTAGCAACAATTCAGCAGTACTACCGAAGACCAGTATTCCAAATCGACTCAAAGACTGGAAAGAAGATTGAGCAGCAGCGAACAGTTCAAATTGAAGGGAAGTCAAAGATGCCAGAGTGGCAGGAGATTACACCTGAGCTTGTTCGTGGGGATTTCGAAGTGATTGTTGTTCCAGGATCAAGTCTTCCGCTCTCACGTGGGTTGCGAATGCGAACACTTACAGAGTTATATCCACTCATGGAGCCACTCACTCGACCAACACCAGATGGAGAAGAGCCATTGTTTAGCCTTCAAGCAATTTGGGAAATGATGCTGAAAGAAGCGAATCTT